CATTCAAGGTCAATTAAATCAACCCTTGCTACTTCATTATCATTAAATTCAAATCCAGCTAGTTCAACAAGCTTTTTGTTTTGTTCCTTCATGTTATATTACTAAATTTCTTTAGTTTCTCCAATTTACGGTTCACAGCCAATTCTAAACCAACCTCGGATATAAACCCCTGTTGTTCCAATAATAATACAATGCATAGCATATCACCAATTTCCTGTTCTACACTATGTCGATTGTTCTCACCAAATCTACGATATTTGGATATTGCCTGAATTACCTCAGCACATTCTTCCTGTAATATGCCAAGGCTCTCCATTAATTTGTCATCACTCATTTGATATTACACACAGCTCTAATCTCTGATGCATTAAAACCTGCCGCCATACCGGCAACGGTACATTTATATTGAGTGTGATTCTGAATTGCCATACCACCAAACATCATACCAAAAAATAATAGGCCTGTAGTACAGGCTAAAAGTGCTTCTTTCATTTTAATTCTCCATAATTTGATCATTATCTTCTATACATTTCATATGTTCACGTTGCTCGGCCTTCCGTTCCTGTATAGTCTTTTCACCCCATGCCTTACGAGGGTTCATGCACATAATACAGTTCTTATTAGCACAACTGAATATAGACCTCTTGGCATACTTGTGTGGATTCTTGGTCACATCGGTAAATCCAAAAGCCTTTGCTATCTTAACCTTTCTTACAACCTTCTTAGTCTTTTGTTGTATACGCTCAGAATGCTTTAGTTTATCGTTTTCTGTACTCATATGATTATACCCACAATTAAAATATAAGTTAAACTATGTATCATTTACCAGACTCATCAACCATTTTTTTGAGTATTCGTTGGAATTTACCAGTCAATTGCTGTGCGTGTAATTGTAGGCCAAGAATCTCATTCAATTCATTCTTATCCATCTCACCTGTACAACTTTCATCTAACCATTTCTGTATTTTGTATACACCATTTTCTTGTGTAATTTTGTATCTCGATTTCATAATTTCAACTCTTGTTTCGTGTAAGACCAGCCCATCTCACCAAACATAACAGGTGTGGGAAATAATCATGTATTATAGGGGGTTTTTGATTCATAATATATTCCTAGTATTCGTCCATTATATACTCACCACATACTTATTGCGGCATAAATGATAAACCCACCGTCATGGTGGGCTTAATTTGAATATTGCCTATGCCGGCAGTTCTTCTTCTGGATTCTTAGAGGTCACAAAGTTGACATATTCTACTGCTTCATTCTCTCCGGTAAAATACCGAACAATGGTTTGACCAGTATGTAGAGAGGTGAACAACATCAGAATATTACAATCTCTGTATATGGAAAACTTAATAGCCCATCCGTTGCGAGTTACAGGACTAAAACTTTTAGATTTAGACTTGATTTCCAACATTAGGGAATGTGATTTTTCCAGTTTTGACGATTTCTTTTGCATTTACATTTGCTTCTTTAACAGTATCAATTGCTTTACTGGTATATGTAGTAAATGTAGAATTTGTCAATTGGTCAAATGATTTAATGTTAGACACCTGAAATGCCTCAATAGTATCCAATACCGACTGAACATAGGCCTTAGTCTTGGCGTCAAATTGATCGACCATTGATTGTGGGTTGAAAAAGTTAAACATTTATTTTCCTGTTTTGTTATAGTATTCAATTCTCTGCAATCTGGCTTCTATGATTGCGCCAAATAGAATTTTGAAAAAGTTTGTAGTTGCTCGCATTATTGCCTCTCTAAGTGTTTACACTAGTATTTATAAGCAATGATGCATTGCAACACAAATTATTTATAACTTTTTATCAAGTTTTCCTGTCTTCCGCATCTTCATACCTCATCTTCGCCAAAATATAATCCTTGACCAATGATGACCGCACAATATCATCAGCTGTAAACTCAATACGAGTAAAGGCTGACATATGCATGGCAATATCAAAGAATTTTAGAATGCCTGACATATCATTCTTTTTCTTATTCAGATCAGTTTGTCTATAATCACCACACCATATAATCTTGGACATATGCCCAACCCTTGTCATCACGGTATCAATCTCTTCATAGGTAAGGTTCTGCATTTCATCAACAATAATAATTGCATTATCAAACGACATACCACGGATGAATGATGTGGATATAAACTGAATGTGGCCTTGTTCCTCAAGTCGATCCCATGCGTCCTTGCGACCAAATAGAGTATCACATATCTGTCTATATGGTTGCTGATAAATGTCCATCTTCTCATTAACATCACCAGGCAAATGCCCAATTTCTCTCGATTGTACCGCAGAACGAACAACAATGATTTTAGTGAATGGATTAGATTTATCCATTACTTCTTCAATGGCTTTATATAACGCACAGAATGTTTTACCAGTACCAGCCACACCATGTAATGCTACAAAGTAATCACCTCTTTTGTAGGCATCAAAGAATAATTTTTGGTTTTGTGTGAGAGGGTCAAATGTTTTAAGGTCATCTATTCGTAACCTTAAATGGTTGGATGGTTTTGGCGTTGGTGTTTTAAGTTCTACAACATTTTCATGTGCTAGACTGTTTGCTTGTTTTCTGGCCATTTAATTTTTCCTAATACATGGGTTTTATGGATCTTACAGGTTACCCAAGAATTATAATATTGGTCACTCAATAGGGCGTGCCTGTTAAAAATCTCATAGGTTTCTAAGTAATTACATTCGGATCTAGTCTTACAAAGGTGTAGTATCTCTCTAGTAAATTTGTCCTCTCCATTCAGTTTAACTTCTGCTTGCAATTCTGTATTACTCCCCCAATAATCCAACCAATCACTGGCCTTTCGTACCTTTTTCTTTTTGCCTTTGATTTGACGATAACCAGCCTTAGTGAACAACTTCTTGCCCACATATTTTTTACCTGTTTGGATATTAGTGATAAGATACACATAGCCTATATTGTCGGCTATATGTTCTTCTTTGAATTCTTCTGCTGTATTGTGATAAAACCAAGTCAATCAATAATCCTCATCTTGTTCCAACTCATCCTCTAGTATATATTCGGAACAAAAGGGACAAAACTTTGGATCATCTTCACATAACAACTCATCATAACCAATGGTGAATTTAGAATCACAATTTGAACAATGGTGTTTTAAACTTTTCATTAATTACACCATGATTGCTTAGCTTCACCATAGTATTCACGGGCATAACCATTTTGAATTAATAATGCTCTGAGTGATTGGCCATCTAGAATAACATCACCTAAAACACGACCACCATACTTGTCCCATGACATGATAGTAACCAATCTTTGTTTACTTGCATTGATTACTTTCTTGGTGAATTCGCTTGCAGCTAAACCACGCTCTGCTTCAGAGGGACATTGTGCTCTAAACCCTTTCTCAGGTGTATCGACACCATATACACGGATTGATAATACTGGTTTAAGTGGTGCAGGTAAAAATGTGGCCTGAAATTCTACTGTATCACCATCAACCACACGGGTCAATGGAAATTCATAGGTTACGGCCTGAGGTTGTTTTTGTGCCAATGTCAATACAGGCATCAACAATAAAATCGCTAATAATTGTTTCATTTTAATCCTTGTGAGCACTACCCCATACATTGTCCCATGTACCACTTAATGCACCCTTCGCATAGTCGGTAGCACGGTTCTCAAAGAAATTAGTATGAGTTGGTGCATTAATCATTTCTTCAACCCAAGGTAATGGATTGCGTTTGACTTTGAATATGCCTTTCATGCCTAGGCCAATCAATCGTCTATCTGCTATATATCTAATGTATTTCTTGAGTTCTTCAGCAGTCAGGCCTTCCATCTGATTCACACCAAATGCTAGGTCAATGAACCTATCTTCAAGTTCAACCATTTTCTCTGCAATGGTGTAGATACTTGATTTGAGTTCATCATTCCAAATCTCGGTGTTCTCATTAATATAGGTCTTAAACAACTTCATCATGTTCTCAGCGTGCATGGTCTCATCAACAATAGACCATGTAACAATCTGACCCATGCCTTTCATTTTACCATGTCGTGGAAAATTGAGCAACATAACAAAGGAACTAAACAACTGCATACCCTCTGTGAAGGCTGAGAACACCGCAATATGTCGAGCTGTATTCTCTTTTGTACCATTCTTATCTGAAATGTCCATTACATAATCATGCTTGTCCCTCATCTCCTGATATTCCATAAAATCATTATAGGTTGTGTCAGGCAGACCTAATGTTTCAATAAGGTGTGAGTATGCAGCAATATGTAATGCCTCACGAGCCGCAAAACCCAAGAGCATCATACGAACCTCTGGTTGAGGGAAATATGGTAGATAGTTCTTTACATAACCACCTGCCACATCAATATCACCTTGAGTAAAGAAACGGAAGATATGAGTTAGGAATTGTTTCTCACCAACAGTTAGTTTCTTCTTCCAATCTTTAACATCTTCAAGCATTGGCACCTCAGTATGCAACCAATGTGATTGCTCATGCTTTAACCATGCATCATATGCCCATGGATAATTAAATGGTTTAAAACTGTCTCTTGTATCTGTTAGTTTACTTTCTATTTTTTTAATCATTTTTATTCTCATACATTACGGTGTTTGTATCTCCTAATGCCCATTTAGCCTCAGTCTCTACAGACCATCGTTTAGTTGATACACGGAAATCAGGATTCTTTAATTGTTTAGGGTTACTACTTGGTTCCAAAATTATCATTCTATTATTTGGTTGTGCTGCGTATTGACCATTATCACATTTAATAAAGTTATAAGATTTGTGATCTTCCACATCTTCTGAAAAACCTGTGTCTAATATATTGAAATCTGGGTGAGCCGAATCAACGGTAAACATATACTCACCATACCTCCAATCACCATCTTTTGTTTTAAACTTACATTTCATGGATTGCAACTGTGCTTTTTTAATTACCGTAATGTCATATGACAAACAGTCCCACAATTGCAAATAATCTAAAGGCATTTCATCTTCAACTTCTTTCCAACAAAATGCATGAAGTGGTAATTTGTCATACAATGCACCATATTCATTAAGGTAAACCTCAATACGAAATGCCTGACCTCTTAGTGATTTGATTGATACCCACCAGCAAGGAACCAATTCACCAAAACCATCTTTGAAATCATATAGAAACTCTTTGCGAACAAAGCATTTTACTGGTGGTAGATTTGCGATAATATGTGCCATGTTGCTAGCCTTCACAAGCAATGCAAACTTCACCGGCAGCAATTGCTGACATATCAAGTTCTTTAATGATTTCTCTTTCAATGCGCTTTGATACCTTATCAGCTTTAGCTAACTTCTCTGAACGAGCATAGTAAAGCGTTTTTATTTTTCTTTTCCAGGCCATAAAATGAACAGCATGGAGATACTTCACATTAACATCAGGCCTAAAGAATAGGTTCAATGATTGTGCTTGGTCAATATGTTGTTGACGGTCAGCAGCGTGTTCAATTACCCAAAATTGGTCAATTTCCATTGCTGTCTTAAATACAAACTTCTCATTCTCATCAAGCATCGATAGGTGTTGTACTGAACCATCGTTAGCGATGATACTAGACCATGTATCGGCCATTTGATCGTCAGTTAAGTCTTTACTGCGAAGCAAGGCATCAAGGAATTTGTTCTTGTTTAAGTGAGAACCTGACAAAGTATCCTGACGGTAAGCATTAGCCCGATAAGGTTCAATACTAGGGCTAGTATTACCCATGATAATGGAAGAACTAGCATTAGGAGCAATGGCCATAACATGACTAAAACGAAAACCAGTGCCCACAGCGTCAGGAGCTTCACCCCGTTCTTGGCCAAGTTGAATATTAGCATCATTTAATCCTTTTCTGATATGACTAAACATTTGGTTGTTTGCAATCTTGGCCATCACACCTTCAAATGCCAAGTTCTTCTTTTGTAGATAGGCATGAAAACCTAATGCGCCAACACCAATTGACCTCTCACGCATTGCAGAGAATTTAGCACGAGCAATACCTTCATGTGCATTGTCAATGAAATACTGTAATACATTATCCAACATCTCAGCCACATCTTTCAAGAACAATGGATTATCTTTCCATTCATCATAGTATTCTAGGTTGACCGATGATAGGCAGCACACAGCTGTACGGTCTTTGTCAGTCGGTAGAATAATCTCTGAGCATAGGTTTGATTGTTTAATTGATAGACCAAGTTTCTTTTGAAACTCAGGCATGGCACGATTACTTGTATCAATATAATGGATGTATGGTTCACCTGTTAGCATACGAGTTTCAAGTATGCGCTGCCATAATTCACGGGCAGGGATAGTATCACGAACCTCACCTGATGCCGGATCTTTCAGTTCCCATGTATCGTCCACATTGGCATCCAACATAGAGGCCTCAACCAATGCCATGAAATCATCGGTGATATTAACACCGTGATGCAAATTGAGTGTACGCATATTCTGGTCACCAGTTGGCTTACGCATTTCTAAGAACATTAGAATATCTGGATGATTAACATCAAGGTATGCGGCATAACTACCACGGCGTGTACGACCTTGGCGATATGCTAATGATGATGCATCATAGGTTCTAAGGTGAGGCATAACACCGGTTGATTTGTCACCTGCACTACGAATGCCTACACCAATACCGATACCGCCACCCAACATTGATAACCAATTTACTTCCGAGAGACAATCGACCAAACCTTCTGCGCTATCATGTAGATAAGGTAAGAAGCATGAAATAGGAAGGCCACGAGCACTACGCCCAAAAGAAAGAATGGGAGTAGAATAACTGAGCCAATGGTTACTACTGTAGTCATATAATCTCTGCGAATGTTCCAAGTTTGACCCGAACGCTTTCGATACATATGCAAATCTCTCCTGTGGTGATTTTTCTTCATCTTTCATATACGATTCTTTCAATCGTAAAACGCCTAACTCATCAAACAACCCATCACGAGAATAGTCTACCCTAATATCATGTACGATATCTTGCATTAAAAACTCCGTTATTTTTATTCTGTTATAAATTCTGATGCCATCGGGAATACTTTGGCGATTACTTCAGCACAGGCCTGTGCGACCTGCATATGTTCTTTTTGTGTACCGTTACCTGATCGTACTTGAATGAAATGGATCCAACTGCGTAATGTTCCATTCATGTAGAGGCGTGATACTGTTAGGCCTTCTGGTAATACAGCACGAGCCTGTTCTTTTGCGATACCATGTTTTACTGCCCACTCATACGCCTTTGTTGATGCCATGATAACATCTTGTTGCATCCATTTCCATTGCTCTTTAAGATTATCTGCAAACAAAGTGTCATCAAGTTCCACGCTATTCTGGCGATTCTTAGTATCTTGTAATCTTGCTTCTCTCAATACAAAATCCAAATCTTTTGTTGGGTCAGCATATCGTTGACTAAACTCCTGAAATGAAAACGAACGATGACGTAACATTTGTCTAGCAATATCTCTTGTCGTTTCAATCTCTAAGCATACACTAACCATTTCAAGTGGCGACCAATGAGCATTCTTTACCAAATATCTGATAAGTTTTTCTGAGGTTTCTGTGTTGAGTTGGTTACTAGGATTTGATACACGAGCACAAAAGGCAATCAGGTCTTGTAAATCTTCTAGATTAGAATCCAA